CTTTCTGCTGCGTGGATTCTATTCATTTGCAATCTGTAACTATATTGTAATCGACATAATCTTTATTTTTTGTTATAAGCTTATTCATTTCCATTTGCAATAAGAGGGATCTTGAGATCGTTTGCGCCGCATATACTCTCTTTTTTGAGTGCGTCGTTTCTCCTTGTCTTTGTCGTCGTATTTCTTTTGGGCGCGCAAGCGAGATTTTTTTCCCTTTGGGCTTTTGCTGTATCTTTGTTGCGGGGTGTCGCTCATATTACCATACCCACACTATATAATCCTCTTCAACCGGCGACGGGAGAATGTCGTATTGTTTCTTTTTCATTATGAATTTAATAAACTTATAGGAATGTTATAACAGTCTGCTTTAAAGGTAAAATTGTTGGCCGGATCGATCTCCCCCTTGCGGTGGAAAACCGCTTTCTTATAGAAGTCTGGTTTACTAATTTTTCCAAGGTACCACGCTTCTTGGAGGGTGTTCAGAACGCTGACAAAAGCATACTCGTCACAGTCTTGTCTGGTGTTAAAGTCTGCCACCGAACATTCGTAGTGGGGCTTTGGTGCTACTGTGCGTTCTTTGGTTTTTACATCGACCTTCATATTTTGATAGACGATATCATAATCGTAAGTATCTTTGATTTCCCCGTTAAGAACGTTTTTGACAACCTCTTCCCCAATGTAGGCCACTAAACTGCCTTCTCCTTTGCGGATAGAATTGTTTAAGAGGGGGAGCTCTTCTGCGCGAGCTTTTACTCTTTGAATGGCGCTCTTGCTAATGATGAATTTTTTCACTGCTCTAAAAAGCTCTCCATACAAAACTCTTGACTTCCACAATGGTCTAAGTTTGGACGCGTTAGGTCCGACTTGCGCCCGCTGAAGCTTCGATTACAGATAATCTTGAATGTTTGGTAGGCGGCAAAGTCTTTTTTATTTTTATAGTAAATGGTTTTCGACTCTTCTGTATTATAATTGTGCCGAGCACAGTAATCCTCCACTACCCCACGTAACAAATGGTCAAATGGGAGTTGGTTGTTTTCTAGAAAAAATAAAGGTTTAACAAAGCTAAAGTCCGGAATAAACTCTGCAAAAGAAAAATTGTTGCGATGAAGAAAGGAATCATAAAAGGGGATCGCCAATAAAAGGTTATTAGTCCAGTGTTCTTTTAGGTCCTTGAAAGTTAACCGTTGTTCGTAGTCACAAAATGCTTGAGAGTGAATCTTGTAAAGCTTTTTGCATCCGTGATCATTTTTAGCGAAAATGATGACCTTGTGATTTTTCTTTTTATCATCTTCGTGAGAGTTACACACGCTGAGTCTCAAGCCAAAAACTAATTGAATGTCATGCTCATCACAACGTTTTTTTGATTCTAGAAAACCATGAAAATTATCCTCCACCAAAACTAGTTTGTCGAGATTGTTTTCAATTGCAATTTGAATAACGCTGTCTGCCCCTCCCTCTTTGATAGAAGCGGGGTCAGTAGCGGTAAGAATAGACTTCCCGATACTGTAATGAGTTTTAAACAAAGGTACCATACCCTCTTAGTATAACGGTTTAGACGGGAGTGTCAAGGTAATTCCAGCGAGGACACCCAGCATAATGAAGTTTTTTTATAGAAAAGCTGTCTTTTTTATTTTTTAATAAAAGCGCATAGTTTTCCGGAAATTCTGTCTTAATAAGCTTGTCGTCTTTGTCGAACAGGCCATAATAATCAAATGGAAATTTATAAGCACAGTGCCACATCGGCGACCCGTCTTTTTTAAGCTGTCCCGGATATTTGGCTCTACCACATGCGATAGGGCCACCAAAACTACCATCCGTAGGATTCGGTTTGTCAGCAGCGTATGAATTGATAGCCGAATAATAATTAAATTTGGACAGGTAGCGTTGGGCTTGGGTGAGTTCTATTTCAAATTCTTCAATTCTTTTATCCGAAATTTTGCGCATCTTCATGATACCCTTGGGTTTGTTTTTAGAATCCAAATCAAATCTTAGAAAAACGAACTCACTGTTTCGGCTGGAAATCTCAGGGAAGAGATATTTAACTGCAATGCTATAAATATAATCTTGAAGATTTCTTTTCTTATCTTCCCCTTTAAATACTTGTTTGCTTGTTTTGAAGTCTCTGATAAGGGCGCTCTTCTTTTTGTCGTAAATAAATAGCTTATCTATAAACCCTTTGATGGAGTAGTCTTTTTCCCCTTCTTTAATATGCATATCAAATTCATATTCAGAAAAAGACTCAGATGGCTTCGCGACCTTCTTCCCAAAAAAATCATACCGCAACCCAGCTACAATCATTTCTTTAATCATTTGCATGTTCTCTTCGTCATCAACCCCGAGGGGGATAGCCGTTTTAAGGATCAGCTTTTTGATGACGTCTACAGCAAAAGGATCGTTTTGTTCTAAAATAAGATCATAGTAATGCCTTCTTGACGGCTTACCAAGGCATTCGAAAACCAAGTGACACACTGTCCCTCGGGAGGCGCCGTCGTTAGATTTGTCGGGCAAACGTTGGTGGTACTTGCACCAGTAAAGCCAAGAACACATTTTTACTGTTTTAAGGCGACTGGCGGATAAATATATTGGTTTTGTTTTAGACATCGGTTTCCTCAATGAAATTTTTAAGAAAATTTATTTTTTTATTTCTTTCTGTTTTATTTTTTACTATAGTCGCCCCCTCTTCGCTTTTTAAAATAGAAAGTATTCTACTTGTTTGCTTGGGTTTATCTAAGGGTTTGTTGTACCATTGTTCTTTAAAATTAATATTGTTTGTCTGCATATCTCCGAAATCGTTCTCTGTGGGGAGGTTGATGCGAAGCTTGTTAATGTCAAAATAATTTAAAAGCTTAACAAAGATTTTAATTGCTGCGCGAAGTCCTACATTGGACGCGTCATTGTTAGTCGCGATAATAATCTGGTCTAACTCTTGGGCTAGTAAAAAAGAAATCTGTTTTGAGCTCAAATCAAGGCCCCCTGTCACCAAATGGTTAAGGAACTTGTTTTCTGTCAGGGCTAAGCTGTCCCCGATACTTTCAACAATGATAACCTCTCTGCGCTCTTGAATGCTTTCTAGAAAAGGAAAAGTATTTGACCCCCCTTTTTTTCTGTTAAAACTAGGAACACATATGGGATAGAGCCAATTAGACTTGCGGCCTACGTGCTTCCATTTCGGAAACCCAGACTCGCTGTTCCAGCGTAAGTGGCGCCCGGTAAAACCAATGATTTGAGAAGGGTTCTTTTCATCAAAAATAGGAAAAACAAATCTCCCGTTAAGTTTCCCTGCTGTAGCCAAGCCTCCTTTATAGAGCTTTAGGGTTAAATCTGAGACTCCTTTATCGTTATAGAACTTAAAATGTGGCAATAATTTGGATAAATACTCCAAAGAGTAGGTTTCGTCCATTTGTATTTTAACTTTTTGACTCTCTTTTTCAAAGGTACGGGGCACCTTTGGCCCCCCAGAAGGTTCGATATATTGGGCCAAAATCTTTTTGTCTGTAGTGCCTAGGGCTTTTTCCACTAACGCTTGAAAGGGAAGAAAGGCGGTATTCTCCACGTAATCTCTCCACACACCAGAATCTTTGTATATTTGAATGGCTGTAAAATTATCACCATTGCGCCACAACGCATTGGTTTGCCAGTAGGCGCCGCCGTCGCGCAGCTTGAACCCTAGTTCTAACAAAACTTCTTTGATCTCCTCAGTTTCCATTGATGTGGGCGCTTGTTATATATAGTCTTTTCCCTTCTTTATCTTTGATGAAAGCGTTGGGGTAAGGGGGTGTGAGCATTCGAATTTTATTACAAAGATATTCTCGAGTTTGGTTTTGTATTTCATCGAGTGTGATTTCGGAATCGGCTGGTTTGCGTCGCTTAAATAATGTCGCCGCAGAGTGGTCTTGCGGTTTTAAATTATAACCATTTTTCAAAAAATCACATGTCCCAGCAAAGCCAAGCGTAGTCATGCGTGAAAAAATGTCCCCAATGTTTCCTTGTAAAGACATGGGGATTTGGCGGATAATGTCCCCCTCATCCAATCCAGCGCTCATTTTGAAAATAGTCACCGCAGAGTTTTTCTCACCGTTCAGGATTTGGTTTTGTAGGGGGCTTCCTCCACGATATTGGGGTAGAGGGGATGGGTGTAGGCAAATACAATCATATTGTTCTACAATAGATTCCGGAACGATCCAACTCCACCCATACCAAAGGATAATATCGGGCTGAAAAGTCTTAATCTTAACGGCACAAATATCTTCAGCGGGGTTGAAGATAATTTTAAAATTATATTGCGGCAATGCGTCGGCCAACATTTTGTATATCTTCAATGCCCAATCCCTATAGGTAATACATAAAATCTGTTTTGTCATGAGAGGGGTAATGTTTGGGGCGCATCGAAGCGAGGGATTTTGAGTAAATTGGTATCAGATGTTATGTTTTCAGCGTCAGTGGTGTACGCAAATTCACAGTTATACGTTTTTGCGTAAGAAACACTGTCGTCGTTATAAGACCCTTGAGGGTATGAAAAAGAAAGGGGGGGTGCCGAAAAACTTGCGGCATAAAGCAAAGACTCTTTGATCTCTTCTTCTTGGTTGCTTAAGGATGCAAGGCTTGTTGAGGTATAGCCGTGACCTCCCACAATCATACCACACTCGGCAATATGCCCAACCTCCGCAGGGGTTAAATAAAAATCAGAACAAAAGTCTTTCTCGTCTTTTGTTATAAATTTAGCAAACAGCTTATCTGTAATCATATCTCCTGTATTATGTCGCCGTAAAAAATTAGTAACAAAAACCATTTCTTGGGACCACCAATTATCAGAATGATAAGAAACTGAAAAAGTATTCCACAGGGCATCTCTTTCGCAGGGATCTGCGCCCATCAAATCAAAAATATTTTCTACTACCTTTTTCTCAGAAAGGGTTGCTAAAATAAACTGTATCTTATGGGCTCTTATAACCTTTCGCTCTCGAATCGCTAACGTAGGTATCAGAAAGGTTGCCTTCAGTTTAGCCTCGTGCAGCATCTCAGCTGCTAAATAGTGATCTTTAAGGCCATCATCGAATGTAAGGATGGCGCAGTCCCCTTTTAAGTTCTCTTTTAAATGTTGGGGCTCTATCACTGTATAATTTTCAGTGATAAATTTTAGCTGGCATTTGAATTGCGACGTAGACAAAAAAGAACGCAGCTCTAAGCGACGAGGGTAGCCACCGTATTGTGGGTTCCTAATGTCGTGATACATGAAAGCTTTAATCATACCTTTAGCGCAAAAGCTCCGGAATAAAATCATCAACAACATTATTCTCCCCGTCAAGCTCTTCGTTAACATTTAAGGCTTTGACCAAGTCTACCATATCTCCACGCTCTTCCACAGTGAAACCATCCATTTGAAGGTTAATAGCATTTTTGCGAAGGGATCCATCAGGCATTCTCACAGGATTAATAGCTCGCATATAATCTGCCCCAAGGTGACGTGATTTAACATTAATAAGTTTGTGGTTGCCACAGTTAGGTTCAGTGGCCGTTTCTTCTAATGTTTTTTGGCGCAAAATAAACATGTGAGAACAAAATTGAGTAATGCGATCAGATAGCGAAACAATGCTCTCGTCGTCTCTTACGTCTTGAGGCTGACGAACGTTGACAATACCTTGGCGATTGCTCTGGACGGATGTGATCATTGGAATGACAGGGCCCCCGTCCGAAAGAATTTCTTTTTGGATGGTTTTTTTAAATTTGTCTATCATTTCGCCAACGATTTGCCACTCAGATTTAGTTCCGTTGTTTTCGAAAGTAGTTTTAATATAATCAAAAGAAAATATCATCGGGTTTCCTCTGCCAATTTTAGAGTAATAAAAACGGCGAAGGGTTGCTATCATGGTATCTACACCCATCCCACCAACGTTATAGTAGTAAAACTTAATGTTTTTAACCTGCTTCCATACAGAACGAACCTTATTTACTGTTTCTTCTCCAGCTTGTCTCCATTGCCCTGTTTCAAGCAAGTTAGCTGAAATTCCACTTAGTGCGGAACATTGGCGAATGATAAGCTCTTCCTTGGACATTTCACCGTTATCAAAATGTAAAATAGGCACATTATACTCAGAAGAAACCTTGGTGCAGAAGTCCATACAAAAACGTGTCTTCCCGACCCCTGAGCGGGCCACTATGACCGTTATATTGCCCGGCCGCAACAAAGACCCGTAAAGATCGTTAAGGCGCTTGTAGGGGCTCATAAGGCCAAATTCAGTAACAGGGTTGTTGCCTCTCAGTTCGATCCATTCTTCCATCTCGTCTGAGATATTGACAGGACTGCTGGCGCCAGCATCAAAGAAGTTAATTTTTTCATTAAAGGTATTGTCTGCGCTCTCTATTATCTCGTTATAAGGAACGGAAGGGGACATTTTGCGCATCGAATCGGCCACCTTCTTTGCCCCCTCAAAAATTTCTCGCCTAACAGTGAACTTTTTGAGTTCTTGGGCTATCTTTTCGATATTGTCGGGCGAGACTTTACGAAGGGCTAGGGAATGAATATAATCTGAAATTTTAATATCATTGGGAAAGCTGATGTTAAGAGCGTCAACTCTTTGAGCGAGCAAAACCTCGTCCATTTTTTCCGCGTTCTCTAAAGCTTGGCGCAGGACATAAAAGATAGTCTTATTAATGGCATTTTCGTCTGCGCAAAAATCATTCTCGTTGATAAAAGTGGCAATGTTCCCGTATTTGTGCGGGTATTTAATCAACCCTGCAAGCAAGTGCTGTTCGAGCTCTAAGGAAAATATCATAGAACTACGACCTTACACCAAGAAAAGAAATAAGTCAAGACATTAAGACGGATTGTCTTCTGAGAGGGCTTTTTCGCCAAGCTCCATATCATCCAAAAATTTTTCCAAAGCCTTGCGGAGCCCCATCTCAACAATTTGGGAACCGATTTTGCATTGTATAAGTGGGCGACCATCTTGAGTAACGTAGGCTAAAATAAAACCGCCGTCGTCGCCATCACCTGTGAACTCGAAAAGCTTATCAAGGAAACTATTGGGAATAGTAAATTCTTCTATAGGATGATCTGAGATATTTTCTTGCATTAATTATAAAACATTTACACGTGTGGTTGAAAAATAGACTTATGAAGCTCACTAAAGTCTACGTTGCCCTCATGTACTTCAAGGAGCTTAATAGTATTAAGGTCACAAAAGGCCAACTTCTCGTCGTCTCTTTTTAATTGATTTAAATAATTTATTTTATTTTTATTGTGGAAGAACTTATTATACTTGGTATGTTGTTTTCCTTGTACTTCTATTGCTATGTTTTTGGTAGCGTTATAAAAATCCAAAGTTAAACGAGATCCCACCACAGGAAACTCCTCAAATACAACATCGCCGTCCCAAAAAACTCTTAAAAATTTTTTAACTTTAGCTTGAAGTTTGCTGCGACTTCCTTTGTCCCAATCAATCAAATAATTAATTGGCTTTTTAAGGCGGCGACGCTTTCCAAGTAGGGTCTTAAAGGTCATCCTAAACAGAAATCACCATCTTTTTAAAATAATCTACAAGATGCTCCTTGGCAGCTGGATTTTCTTCCAAAAACTTATCAAATTGGTTTTCGCCTTGTATTTTTTGAGGAAACTCAACCTTGGCTTCTGACATTATATTAAGTAATTCTGGGTCAAATTCTATCCAACCCGCTCCCTTTCGGTGGGCAAACTCCCATAAAAACAACATATCTAAAATTTCTTTTTCTATCCAAATGCTTTTTCCTCCTTTGCGCCCGTAAAGGATAGGGTATTTAATGACTGCGTTAGTCTTTTCATTGGGGCTCTTTTTGACTGTGATTTTAGCATAGTGGCCAATAATTTTATTCTTTTCGGGGTCATGCTTGTCTCCCGGTTTCTCTAATATCCAATCTTTTTTAAAACGAGGCTCAAATTCAAGAATAAAATTAGCAAAATGTAACAACGCATTACCTCCTGTAGCCGTTGTTTGGCGAATGGGGGCCTTCGTGTAGGGATCAAGTTGGATGTCTGCTCTAACTTGGGAAACGAAGATAGCCATGTGCCCTCGTTTGGTCAAACCAATACTAACACGCTTCATGAAGTCCGCAGCAATAACGGCCCCCCCCGCAACTTTTCTTGACTCTTCAAATGTTTTGAGGGTGTCTCCCTTGGTAATTAAACCATCCACTGAATCCAAAATAAAGCAATAGCGGGTATCGCCTGTGTTTTTTCCAACCAAAAGCCGTAATGCCTCCACTACGGTTTCATAAATATTGCATTCAAACACAAAGCAATTACCCGTATTCCATTCGTCCTCATCAAAAACAAAGTTTATACCGGAGCGAGCTCTCATTTGTTTGGTTAAACGCCCTTCGGCTTTAATGTAAAAGCCTCGAGAATTAGGGACTGTTTGCAAGAAGTTTTTCATCACCTCTAGGGCTTCGGACGTTTTACCACCTTCGTTCACACCTGTAAAGCGATGGAGGCCGGGTCCCAGCCCTCCGCCTAGCTCAAAGTCCAATATTAAGCTCCCGCTAGATACTTGGTAATCATAGTTTTCTTCATAGTTGTAGTGATCTTTTTCGGTGGATTTTAAAAAAGATTTAATTAAATCGTTTGGGGATAATCCTTGGGGTGTTTCTTTTTTTGTTCTAGCCATTGAGAAAATCTTTAAGTGTTTTTGGTGTTGAAAGTATGCGGTCGTCGCCTGTTTTATCGCCTAGCGTAATAGGGGGCGGGGAGTGAATGTCTAGGTGAAATTCTTGGTATTTGTTTTGCAGCATTTGGTTATAGGGCAGTGCATAGAATTGAGCAAAACTGTTAAGTTGTTTGCCGAAGTTGGCTTTGTGCCAAAAGTCTTCATTATTATATTTCTGCATCAATCTTTTCAAGATCATCATTTCTTTTGCCCAGAACTTTTTTTTATCGTACTTGGGGGCAACGAGGTGTTTTCTTACAACATCCTGTATTCTGCGTTTATTTTTTTTAGGCACGTAGGTATTATAGACCGCCTAGGGTTTTTAGTCAAACAAAAAATAAGGCCCCACGGGGCCTTTAAAATTTTAAAATAAAGTCTAGAAACTATTCCGAAGGGGGCACAGGAGCTATTCCGCTATTCCCTATATCAAAACCACAACCAATAATAAAGCTTTGAACGCCACTTAAAACAGCCTCAAGGGATGGATCCGTACCTCTAATGGAAGTATGAACCTCTGTTTGTATATGGTTTCCCGTAGGCTCAATGTCGTCGTTGCGGCTAAATTGATAGCTCTCTTGCATTAAGGGGTGTAGTTAGGGTTTAAAAACTTACGATAATCCGCTTTAGGGGCCTTAGGTTTTTTAAACCAAAGATTATTAAGATTAAGTTCTTCTTTAAGCTTTTCCCAATCAACAGGCTCTAAGAGCTTGGAGTAGGGGGCGCTCTCAAGAACTCCGTCAAAAGGAGCTGGCTTAAATGCTACGGTAGGGTATTCGGCAGCGGTGGCGTCAGTTGAGGCTACTGTAGAAATAGTGAGGCTGGCGTTTTTTTTGTCAAGCTTTTTGTCTTTCTTTAAATAAAAGGTTTCGGCCCTTTTCTTTTCAGAGGGTTTTCCTTTTTGGAGCTTCTTAATTTTGCTTTCATCATCTTTGACGGCATCTTTTTCGTGCTCTTTCTTTTCCTTTTTGGTGTCGCGATCAAGCTCTTTTTTATCTATCTTCTCCCACTGCTTTTTGGTTTTAGCTGAGGTGGGTTCATCTAACTCGGGGTAATCAGATTTCCCTTGTTTCATACCACCCTTCGACTCGTCTTTTTTGCTAGACTTTTTATCGTCTGATTTCTTGTCGGAATCTTTCTTGTCGGAATCTTTCTTGTCGCCGCCCTTTTTCTTGTTAATCATCTCTAGAAACTTTTCTTTAGCGGCTTTTTGCTTCTCTGAAGCGCCGTCCGATTCGGAGACCTGCACCCCAAGTTCCTTTGCTTTCTTTTTGATTTTAGCTAACGCCGACTTTTTGGCGGCAGCGGGAATCTTGGTTTGGTTAAGGCGAGCCAAGGCGTTGCGCACATGGGCCGCATCAGGAATGGGAAGGTGGCGTAAGGATCGCGGGGTGGTCTTACCTTCAGAATCTTTGGATCCACCCGGAGAAATGTAGGCAAAATCAGAGTCAGGGAGGTTATTAACGTCTTTGCTGCTTAGCTCTTTAGCTTCCGCTTGCCTGCGGATCTCAGAGGTGAAATCTACCTCTACCTCGATTCCGGCTGGTAAATAGGAGTCTGGATATTTCATAATACAGCAGTATTTACACCTTTTTAAAACATTTTGGAAGTTTTTCTTTATTTAATGGGGCACACCCCTCCTGCACATTCTAGCCCTTCAAGTTGCTTGCCGTTAGAAATAGCTTGGGGCTTTATTTTTTTAATGTTTTTCTTAATTTTATTGTATTTTTCTTTGTCTATCTCCTCGTAGGGGGCTTGGTCGAAACCGTGGTCTTGGTGCAACAAGAAAGACACGCTTTTAATGTTATTTTTATAGTTTTTGCTGAGCCATTCTTTAATATCGTCCAGTTCTTCTTTGCGATAATAAACCGTGCAGGAAACCGCATTATCTGACCACGTTTTTTGAATTTGTTTAACAAGCTCGAGCTGGTCAATAGCAGACGTATCTTTAGCTAGCTTGGCGTCAGCACCAGAGGTACAAGGAAATTCAACTAAAACCGTATCTCTATTCAAGGAGCCGTCAAAGTTTTTAGTATATTCTACATGATATCCTAAGTTTTTACAGGTCTCTACTAATTGGTCGTCACTCGACATACGGACGCGGCGAATATAATATTGAGAATATGCTGGGTGAACCCCGGGAGTGGCACCCGCCAATAAACTTAAGGTCCCGCTAGGTTTCACGGTAGTTAACTTGATGCTCTCTGGCCAGTTGTTCTTAGCGCTCCATTCTTTATCAAATTTACGCAATTCTTGATAACAATGATCTAACCATGGAATCTTTTCAAAAGATTGACATAAGCCCGTGACCCCTTGTCCAATGCGAAAGTTTTTGTGAACAATCTTATTGGTATCTTCATGGATGAAGGGTAGAGCGCATATAGCTTTTTGTGTTTTATATAACAAAGTAGAGCACTCAGTTAGTTCCTTTTTAGATTCGATGTTGTTTAAATAAAGTTCGGCAAGATTGCAGCACTCCTTGTCAGCTAAAGAAATCTCGCCGCAGGGGTTGGTGCCTTCACAGTTTTCTCGGCTTTTTTCTCCTGTGCGTCCATATTTAGAACTAAGACCAAGGTTAAAAAAGCCATAAGGCTCTCCATTGCCTGCATAACCATCCCACACCCCTTCCATAATATGGTCATAGCTATCACAGTAAATAGTATTATTGCTCATTGCGCGCCAATTAGGGATATTACCGAGGTCCCATCTCTTGGCTTTAAGGTACAAAAAGTCATCCGGATCCCCTAATGCTATTTCGGCAGAGCGACGAACATTTCCAGCCACAACAATAGAGCCAATAATATTAGCTATGTCTAAAACATCCAAGCTACGAAGTTTTTTTCCTTCTCGAGCTTTCATTACCTCACAAATCTTTGCAGTACCGTTGATTAAAATCTCAGGGCCGCTAGCTGTGCCACCAAATCCATGGATAGGTTTTCCAGCGCTACGCACAAGGACGGTGGAGTAATTAAAGGACTGTCCGGTGACAAAGAGAGCGTCTAAAACTTTTTGCAATAGACGAACCCATCCTTCGCGACTATCCGGCACGATAAAGTCCGCATCATTGGTGTTTTTCACTTCAATTTCCACCCCGCGCTTGACGCGGGGTAACTCGTGAATATCTTCACGGCGAATCGAATAGCCTACGCCACCGCCTAACATTAAATTTTCAAAAATAAAACAAAAATCTTCAGGTTTTTTAATAGCAGTAAACCAACAGTTGAGTAAGCTGTTTCCCCCAAAGCGGTCCACAGTTGAGGTCCCTAGTTGCCAAAGGCCGCGCCCAGCGAAGTTGCATTTAAGGTTAAAGACTAAATCGAATAATCTTTCTGCTTCTTTTGATGTGTACTTTGCTCCAATTTTTTGAGCGCCATTAATACATCTAGCAATAGTTTCGGGCCACTCTTCTAATAGGCCGTCGTCTTTAAGTCGGGAATAGGTGCGTTTGTAAACGATATATCCAAGGCCGTTAAAACCCCATTTGGGTTGTTTGTTTTTGTATTTTGCTACGAAGTCATCTGTGATGATAGAGGTGGTGTCTTTTTTTACCGTCATTAGGGTCAGAGTCTATAGTTTACACTTAAAGTTTTTAACCAAGAGTAAGTATATCATGCTGGATCATTTTGTCAACTAATTTTTCAAAAGATACTTCGCGCACCCATCCTAATTCTTTTTCAATGCGTGTTGGGTCGCCTAGTAGCAGTTCAATTTCAGCTGGCCTAAAATACTTAGGATTAACATAAACTAACGGTATCTCTGGCTGATGTTTTAAGGTATAGGCTAGAGCGGGTTTATCTCCAGTAAAAAAATTAGTATTCTCTACAACATCAAAAGGGATTCCTGCGGCTGTCAAAGAAAGCTCTACAAACTCTCTAATAGAATGAGTTTCGCCAGAAGCAACAACATAATCGCACGGCTCTTTTTGTTGCATCATAAGCCATACCGCTTTCACAAAATCTTCAGAATCCCCCCAGTCTCTTTTTGATTCAAGATTTCCTAAGTGAAGGGGCGCGGGGGTACGCTTTTCGCGGAGCGCCTTGCTCATCAGCGCTACTGACTTTGTAATTTTGCGGGTTACAAATTCCTCTCCTCTCCGCGTGCCCTCGTGATTAAAAAGCCAACCTTGCACGGCAAATAAATTGTAACTATCACGGTAAACTTTCACGATATGTCTTGCCGCAGCTTTAGCTGCTCCATAAGGGGAACGAGGGCGCAATGGGTGCTTCTCGTCTTGCGGGCTATATTCCACATCACCAAACTCCTCTGAACTTCCTGCATTATAGAATTTAGTACGAGGCGATTCGGTGCGAATAGCCTCTAATATATGAAGAACACCTGTAGCGGTGCAGTTCCATGTAGCCACAGGGATGTCCCAGCTTGCCCCTACGAAACTTTGAGCGGCAAAATTAATAAAATATTCAGGCTGGTATTTTTTAACTACATGGTTGACTGATGTGGGGTCAGTCAAATCAAAATACACTTTTTCGAAACGTGGGTTATCTATATGGTGAATAATATTTTCATCGTTAGGAACTGATAATCGCCTAAAACATCCCACAATGTGATAATCCGTTTCTTTTAAAAGAAAGTCCACCATGTGGCTACCGTCTTGTCCTGTGACGCCCGTTAAAACTATGATATTTTTATTCATCTTCTTGAATCAGATCTAGGGTTTGGAGGTACCACTCATATGTCTTTTGTATCCCCTCTTCAAGGGTTGTTTTTGCTTCGAAGCCGAACTCTTCTTTTGCTTTTGTTGTGTCCAAGCAGCGCCGCGGCTGACCGTTAGGTTTGCTCGCGTCCCACACTATTTTCCCTTCAAATTTGGTTAATTTTTGAATTATTGTGGCAAGCTCTTTAATTGTAGTTTCCTTACTTGCTCCAATGTTAATGGGGTCGGGTTTATCATAGGACCGAAGAGCTTTCCAGATAGCTTCGGCGCAATCACCTGCGTATAAAAACTCTCTAGAAGCAGAGCCGTCACCCCACAGCGTAACGGAAGAGGCTTGAGCCTCTTTGGCTTCGTGAAACTTTCGAAGCATCGCAGGGATAACGTGAGAATCTTCTAAACTAAAATGGTCGTATTCACCGTACATATTAACAGGGATCAAATGGATAAAATTAGACCCGTACTGATTAGCAAACGCCTGACACCCTATTAGTAAATTCTTCTTCGCTAAACCATAAGGAGCGTTGGTTTCCTCTGGGTACCCATCCCAAAGGTTTTCCTCTTTAAAAGGAACCGGGGTATTTTTAGGGTAAGAACATACGGTTCCAATCGTGACAAGTTTCTTAAGTTTTAGCTCGTGGGCTACCTTCAACACGTTCAAGCTCATTTGGGCGTTGTGCAAAAAGAAATCTGCAGGTTTGCGTTGATTAATGCCTATGCCTCCGCACTCTGCCGCAAGGTGAATGATGATATCTATTTTGTTGGAGTGACAATAGTGGTAAAGGTCTCTGTATTCAAGACAGTTTAATTGGTGTCTATGTGGCGTAAAGAGATTATACAATTTTGTGTCATCATAACCGTTAATTTCGAAGTGTTGCTGTACAAGGTTGTTGACAACGCTTGTTTCGTCAGCCATTTTGTCTCCCAAGTGGGTTCCTAGAAAGCCGTTTGCGCCTGTTAATAGAATGTTCATAAATGTAAAAGCTGTCTTTGGTTTGAAGATGTAAAATCTCCCAAGATTGTTGACCCGTGAAAGTCTGGCAAATAGTTTAAGCGAATAATATTATGCGACGCCATGTAGTTTTCAATTTCTCTGTGTTTTTTATTTGCATAAACCATTAAAAACCCTCCCCCTCCGGCCCCTATTATTTTTCCTCCAAGTATACCAAATTTAGCTTTTAGTTCAGCATACATAGTATCAGCCAAAGAGAAGGACATGTCGGGGCTAAATTCTTTTTTTAGTTTCCAATAATCGTCAAGCATTAGGCCGTAGTCGTCGAAGTTTTTACTTTCTAAAATATCTAAAGTTTTATATCCTAGCTCTTTTACTTTGAGCATGCGCTCTTCGTTGCCTTGGTTGGGTGCGTCAAGCTTAGACAGAATGTTAGAGGCGTTTCTTTTCTTTTTTAAAAAATAAATATGTAAGTTATTAAGAAGCTCTAAAAGGGACCCATATTCAAGACGCACATTTTTAACGTTTACTTTTCCTGTGGGGGCTATATCTAAAACCCTTAACCCTCCGAAAGCTGAAATGTATTGATCTTGCTTTCCTACCGGATAGCCTAAACGGTTTATCTCTATCTCACATGCCTCTTCAGCTAATTCTTGAGGAGAGCATTGCTCTTTTTTATAATGACGTATGGCATTCAAAAGAGCTACTAGATAGCTTCCGGAAGACCCTAGCCCTGTGTTGCCCGGGGCATCCCCACAGCTGCTAATTTCAATAGATCTCTGTAAGCCGTGGGCTTTTAAGGCCTCACGAGCCCTTTCGTGTTCTAGGTCCTCTAAAGAATCAACAACCTCCGTTCTTAAATAACGAACCTTAATCTGGGGCTCTAGATAGTCGGGCTTTAGGGTTAGGTAGATATGCTTGTCAATAGCCATCGACACTACAAACCCTCCATGCTTTTGGTAAAAAGAAGGTCGATCTGTACCTCCCCCTCCTAGTGTAATTCTGTATGGGGAGCGAGACAGAATCATAAGGAATAGTTTGCTTCCTGCGCGTCCTTATAAAAATCCTGCACAGTCTCTAGGGAGTATTCTTCTAGGTTTTTATTTTGTAGGTGGAGTTTTTTTAATAGACCTGAGGGAACTGTAATGATATTGCACCCCAGTTCGTCTGCTTGATAAATACTGTATGTTTCGCGACAGCTTGCCCATAAAAGTTCAGAAACAGGATTCAGTTGGAGTATACCTTTACAGGCTGTCATCGTAGAAGCGGGGTTAATTCCTGTGTCGGCAATTCGGCCAGCAAAAACAGATACCACTGATGGGGTGGTGAGGCTTAAATAATTAGATAGATCCTTCACTTGTCTTACTGTCATAACAGCTGTTACGTTGACTTTAACCCCTTTCTCTCCTAAGTTTTTGACGATAGGTCCGGTGGATTCCCCTTTGGTATTGCTGATGGGAATCTTAGCATAGAAATTTTCTGAAACAGAAGAAATGATTGTCGCCTGCCTCTCCATTTCCTCGAGCTCATCCGCTATAACCTCCACAGAAACGTGTTTTTCTTTAGGTATTTTTTCTGCAAGGGTGTGCGCAAATTCCATATAGTCTTTTACTTCAGCTTTTCTCATTAAGCTAGGGTTTGTGGTGAAACCGCTAATCTGATCGGAGTTCTTATGTTGAAGAATTTCCTCGAGGTTAGCCCCGTCTAAAAATGTTTTAATTTTCATAATCGTAATTTACTAATAAATGCCATATCACGCCTTGCCATTCTTCTGCGTGAGGAGTAACAAGGGTATCGTCTACCACGGGAATCATGACACAAGCGTCAGAATAAGCTTTGGAGTACCCTCCTCCTCTGCTTACTATAGAATAGACTTTTGAACCTTGCTGTTTAGCGTACCGAATTGCCCGAACAAGATTTTGGGATGTAGTGTCACTCCCTCCCCCTACCGACAGAACTAGTAAAGCGTCGTTGCTATTTAGGTAAGACCCTTGAAGCCAGTTGGCAAAACAATCCTCCCAACTCTCATCGTTAATCCGAGCGGTCAGTTCTGCTACGTTATCTGTAGGAGCGTAGGCTTCTATTCCTAAAATTTTCCTAAAATCGTTTACGCAATGAGAGGCGTTGGCAGCACTCCCTCCTACCCCTAAAATAAAGAGGCGACCTTTTTGTTTTTTTAAATCTTTAAGCCCGTCGATTAGGGCTCCCACGTCATCGACGTCTACTGTATCGCAAATCTCTTTAACTTGACTTAAGTATTTGAGGATGTAATTTTTTGTTTTATCCACTCTTCTATTCTGACTGTAGGTTCATATCCTAATAGGCGCTTAGCTTTTGATATGTCCGCCAAGGTGTTTTTAGACTCGCCGGGTCGCGCCGGAAGAAAAACGTGCTCATCGCTAATCATATTCGCAAGCTCTAAAACCGAACAATTGGAACCGCTGCCTACGTTAAAAACCTCCCCAAAAATCTGTTCGTTATCGCTTTGCATAGCTAGCATATTTGCTTGCACAACATCCTCGACGTGCGTAAAGTCTCTTCTCTGAGAGCCATCGCCAACAACAGTTAAGGCTTCCTTGTTGCGTTTCTGCTTAAGAAAAAGCCCCACGACGGGAGCATACAGCCCTTTAGTTGGCTCTCGCTCCCCGTAGATATTAAAATAACGAAAAATAACGGTTTCAAGTCCCCATAAAGTATAATACATTCGAGCTAAATCTTCAGCCGCAACCTTGGTTACAGCATAGGGGTTCAGACAGTCTCTTTCCATGTCTTCTCTCAGGGGGATTTTATTTTTTAAACCATATCCTGAGGAAGTCGAAGAATACATAACCCGTTTTATTTTATGTGTTCGTGCGGCCTGTAATACGTTACAAGTCCCCACAAAGTTGGTAATACAGGCGTCTTGGGGCCTTTCAAGAGTGGGTTGGATTCTAGATTCGGCTCCCAAGTGAAAAACGTAATCGACATCTTGAAAGAGGGGTTCTATCGCGTCGTAATCAGTTATTGAGGCCTTTGTATATTGAGCATTATTGTTATGAAAAAATTTATCATTTGACTCCGCACTTTCATTATCAATAACAACAATTTCATGCCCTACTGACACCAATTTGTCTACGATGTGAGATCCGATGAAGCCGCAGCCTCCTGTAACTAAAGATTTAACCATACGCAGATTATGTAACCAAAAGGCACTTTATCAAGAATTTTTTATTCGCTTAATGAGCTCTGTGCTTGACCAATTATGATCTCGTGAGTGATAGTAGATTTGAGAGCAATATTTTTGTCCTGTCATCCAGCCTCTTGCTTTGCAATCTGAACCCAAAATTCTTATGTCCGGTTTAATTTTTTTTAAAATATTATTTAAATCTTCTTCCGAGGAGTATTCGACGATTTCGTCAACATATTTGCAGGCCTCAAGCTGCGTTCGCCTTTCTTTGGTTGTTTGTATGGGTTTATTTTTTTCAGGTCTGTCTAGGGTGGGGTTTGTTTGCAGGGCCGCGATTAAATAATCACAAATTCTTTTTGCGTCTTTCAGATAGAGGCAGTGTCCGGCATGTAGGAGGTCAAAGGTGCTGGCCGCAAAGCCTGTTATTTTGGAGTTGTTTTGTTTTCTCCAGTCGTGAGCGTTAATTGCTTTGTCATCTATGAAAAGATCAAAGTGGGGCTTCCCTTTATCTATAAGAGTGTGATAGTTGATGCCCCATGATTTTAATTGAGCTACTGTAACCCCATGCCAATCTTTACCCGAAGTCCCTCCGCGTGCGGTAAAAATGGTAATCGTGTGCCCCTCCTTGTAGAGCTTGTTGATTTGATCTACGACAGGGGAATAGAGTTGAGCTAAAGAATAGTCGCGCGGCCCCGAAGACGAAGAATAACAAATGGTTTCATCTAAATCAAAACAATATGTCATTTCTAAAAAACAATCCTTTCGAAGAAAAGTGATAAGGATAGGTCCAATCACTAACCGGTGACTGATCCACTGGACTTCGGGGGTCAACAAAATCTTCGTGGGTCTTCTGTCGTAATTTTAAAGTTAAATGCTCGTCACACATAAGTCCGTGTTGAGCCATCAACTCAATCCAATAATTTTCAGTATTTTCATTGACGTGGTGGTGTCCGGTTTGGCCCGGAGACGCATAGGTTAGCGCTGTGTACTTACAACACTTGAACGTTTCTATAAAGTTCTCTACAAATTCTCCCCCAACATGCTCCACAAATTCTGAGCTCCAAGCTAAGTCCCGGGGAGAATCTAATTTAAAAGGACCTTCGCAATAATCATGTACGGTAATCAAATCCGTATTTAAAGCAATTTCTTTTACTTTAACACTCCCCTCTACCCCTATAACATCAAGTCCCATATGATTTTTAAAAAAATCCAACGAATAACCAAACCCACACCCTATGTCTACAATACTTTTAACATTTAACAAATCAACGAGATAGTCCCACATAATAGGGTAGTGGGTAGCGGGGTCCCCCTCTACATTACAGCCCCCTAAATCACCGTCGTTAAAAGATTTTTTAAATAAACAATTTGGATAGAGCTTTTTGGCTCTTTCTTCTATGACAGTGGTGCTTTCTTCTTTATACATGGTTTCTTTGGGTTGATGGATTATCCGGACAAATGCTGAGGAATAAAATGTGTTTCACGAGACGTGCGTGCATAGGGAACTTTAAGGCTCAAAGAGTTGTGGACCGCAACAATGTTTTGATAACCGAAAATTTCTTGAAAAATAGGATGGTCTAGGAGGGGGAGGACACCTTGCTCTACCAACCGAAAAAACTGATAATCTTTAAGTTCTTTTCGAAAATCTCGCATAAACACCTTGCTTTCTATATTAGGATGGTTAAACTCGTATTGCACAACCTTTAACTTCCCTGCAGCTATGGTTTGGCGCGCTCCTTGGAGAACCCCTAGTTCGTGCCCTTCTACATCTATTTTGAGAAAATCAATTTGAGATAAATTATTCTCTCTAACAAAGTTATCTATTGTTTGCATCTTTACGTCTATTTTAATGCTGTCCACACCATGCAGTTCGGTAATAACCGTTTCGTGAACAGACGCCATCTCGGACCCTTCAGGATAATCCACCCTTTCGAAAAGAGTGCATGGCTTCTCTTCTTCCCCTAAAGCTAACTCTAAGAAAATACCGTCGACCCCTCTTTGTTTTAAGCGTTCAAAGCTTTTTGGGTGAGGTTCGAAGCAATAAAGGGATGCGCGGGGAAACACAGAGCTGATCATTTCTGCATAACGTCCCTCGTTTGCTCCCACGTCAAAAATAATAGGAGTATCTTTTATTAAATGCTTAAGGTTTCCTTCAGCAAAAAATTGCTCCCCACTCTTAATGTGCTGCAGTTCTTCTGGTGCGTCGCAGCCTAAGGTACAGTTAATACCCATCAGCTCTAAGCACTGACGATAAGTTGTGTATACCTCACCGAGAAAGATCGGGTCAAGGTGGGTATTCATATTGTATTATTTATCATTGTCTTAATTTTTTCTTTAACTGATGAAAAACTATATATATTATTATATTTCAACTGTGTTTTTGCGCAACTTTTTTTATAGGCATCATTATCGGTTGATAGGAGATGTAGGGCTTTTGTATAGTCTTCGATGGTGTTACAAAAAAATCCACACTCTTTTATTTGTTCTTCATGACCATTGTTTTGTCCGGGGCAACTAACGACGGGTTTCCCGTAAGACATTCCCTCTATTATTGCGGCGGAACACACCTCGCCATCAAGTCGACTGTGTGCATAAACATCAATACTGTCTAAAAAATTATGTATTTCTAGGGCATCAGAGCAAAAATCTACAAAGATGATTTTTTTTTGTTTAGCTGGGGGCAGATCTTTTGCGAACTCTCTGTAAAGATTACTGCCGCCCATTATCACCATATAACTGTTGTCTTGCGGAAGCGCTGAGAAAGCAGATAAACATACTGGATGAAAAATATGAGGATCATCTCGTTGGTGCATCCCAAAAACAAATGCGTCTTGAGGGATGTTGTGTTTTTCTCTAAAGTTTGTAGGGTAAGTTTCGGGATTTTTAACAATAGGAGGGATTATTTCAAGCTTACTTTTCTCCCCACCGTTTTTGAGCCACCTTTGGGCTTGCCAGTTACAAATTAATACTGATTTAACTATGTTCCCCTTGTTGAATACGTGGTCGCCATGGACCGTGTGTACAATCTTGATATTGTTTAATTCGGTATAAGGATATTCGGGCTCTCCGTTTCCACCTGTAATTAGCAAATCATATTTTGATTCGTCAAAAACATCAAAAAAATTGCTCTCATGCCATGTATTGTGGACCCTGTAGCCTACTTCTACTTTTATGGTTTTAATACCATAGTCTTCTACTATTTTTTTTCTTAAACTATCGTTTGGGGGGTGAACCCAGCTCGTGTTTTTGATGGGCGCGGCGTTGGTGTAATAGTAATCTACTTCGTATCCTTCGTCTTTGAGCATCATCGCAAAAGACTGAAGGTACTTCTCGATCCCTCCAGAGGCGAGTCCCGCAAATTTACAGAAAGCTACCTTGGGTTTTAGGTTCACCTTCTCTGTCCTTCGTCTAAAGTGGAATAATAGGTACCGTCTTTGGACCCCTGTGTAACAAGAGGGGGGGTCCACCAATACACATTGAGGTCAAGTTTATAAAACTGGTAAGCCATTTCCCAATCACTTACGAGATTAAAAGGTACGGCCCCTTGGTATACTTGGGTAGCAGCTTGAGGCTTAATAAGGTAAGCCTCCGCACAATTGGTGGCAGGGTGGGGCGCCTTAAAGATGCTAGGAGAACCCAGAGAATCCGAGGTAAAAACAGGCTGTTCCCCTTCAAGCTTGTGGTTAATGAACCATTCCCCACAGCCGGCCCCCATGAGAATAACATCCCAATCTTTTGGGGTCTTGCTTAAGAAAAAATTAAATGACTCGGCAAAATTATCCTCTAACAGTGCATCGTCTTCAAGAATTAACCCGTGATTGGGGCATTCCCTCCCTACCTTCCCTATGGCTTCTATATGTTTAATAGTACAAGAGAGCTCTGCATTATTTAAGCGTCGATAAGTGTGAATGTTTGGGTCCCACAAGGGAGCAATTTTGTTATCGTGAGCCTCTTGTCTCGTATCGTAGTAGCCTGAAATAAGCTCCGAACTTAGGTTCTCCTTGTCAAATTCCTCTATATAAAAATGTTCATTATCAAGTGTACTCATCTGGGAGTCCATTTTTTCCTTGCGTTTTTTTAACGGCGTATAATGGATGATGAAAATTTTATCCGTGTTTAGTCTCATGGTGGTTTTTAACGATGCTCTCTATAATTCTCTGCAGTGGGTACTTAATTTTCCAGTCGGGATAGTGAGATCTAAATTTTGAAAGATCCGATATGTACCACACATGATCCCCGCTGCGGTTTTGGGGCAATATAGAATAATTAGTATAAGAGGTACCTGCTATTTGGTTAGTATGGGTAATGGCCTCTAATACTGAAATAGAGTTTTGGCGCCCTCCTCCCACGTTGTAAACCTCCCCTTGGCGAGGGGACTGGTGGAAGTGCCAAAACATATCAATGAGGTCGTGCGAATCAATGTTATCTCGAACCTGTTTTCCTTTGTACCCAAAAACCTTATAAGGCTTGTTTTGCACAACGCATTTAATCAAATAAGCTAAAAATCCATGAAGCTCTACGCCCGAGTGATTGGGTCCAGTCAAACACCCTCCCCGAAAAATCCCAACATTCATTCCAAAATAACGCCCGTATTCTTGACACATAACATCAGCCGCCACCTTCGATGCTCCAAAAACAGAGTGCTTTGATTGGTCTATTGGCATTGTTTCGTCTATTCGTGCCACCGGAAGAATGATCGAGGAGGGGTAAGCGGGCTCAACGAAATAGCCTTGGTAGCGAGTGTCCTCCTCTTTGATAGTCAAATTTTTGTATCCTTTATCGCTTTCTTTTGTTTCGTAGGAACGATTAGGTCTGTCTCCATAAACTTTGTTGGTAGACGTAAAAATGAAGGTGGCGTCTTTATTGTAGAGGCGAGTTAGCTCCAGTAAATTTAACGTACCTGTTGCGTTAATTGAAAAATCAGTCAAAGGTTCTTTGGCCGCCCAGTCGTGAGATGGTTGAGCGGCCGTGTGAATAATCAAATCAAAACAATTGTTTTTAAAAATCTCCTCTACCTTTTCATAGTCTCTTATGTCGATATTAAAATGCTCGTATTGAGATGCCAGCTTTCCTTTGAGGGCTGTGAGGTTATCTTGATTAGACCCTTCGGCACCAAAAAAATAAGACCTCATATCATTGTCGATACCGTATATCTTATAACCTTTTTGATAAAAAAAGTAAGCAGCTTGGCTTCCTATTAAGCCAGAAGACCCTGTAATTAACGCTTTCAAAATTTGAATAGCTCCTTGATTTTGGACTTTAAATTTTCTAGGTCCGAGCGTTGGGGGTTGACATGGAAAAGGGGTTCGTTAATTATTTTAGTATAAAGATTATCGTTTTGATCTATTTCAATTACATGTTTTACAAAATCATCCATTGATTCATAGTCATTCAAATTAAGAAAACTTTTGGGATTAAAATCTTCAGAAACTTTTTCGTCAGCGTAATACAAAGGAAGGGTTCCAGAACATTTGGCGTGAATCAGCTTTTCGGTATAATAACCTCCCGTGGGGGCTACTGAATTTTCAAAACAAATAGAAAACTTATAATGAGAAAATGTTTCATATTTTTTAGACTCCCCGTAAAACCAATTGCCAAAAGGCTTTCCAAAACACTGAACTTTTTTATAGGGACTCAGCGCCTCAACACAGTCCGCTCTGTTAGAAAATAAATTATTATTTACCAGAACACAAAACTCTGTTTTCGCGGTATCTATATATTCGTTTTGGTCTATCTTGTTTAAGGGTAAAATAAATTCAGGGTTAATGTATCCCTTCTTATTGTACCAATCAAATTGCAAAAACCACAAAGGTAATCTAATGTTTCTGCTGTTATAATCCTCAAAGTCAAAAGAAAGCGAATATGTGCATTCGTCAAAATTAGGACGTTCGTTTTCTCCTGTATAAAATATTTTTATAATATTGTCTTTATTAAAGCGCCGATGCTCTTGGCCGTAAGGCCCAAAAAATAAAATGTCAGCGGCGTCGGGATCGGTAACAGTAATGTTTCCGTAAATATCTTCGAACAAATCTTTAAAAAAATTATTAGAAGGTTGAAAATCCAACCAAAAATCACAAAACGATATTTTTAATGAACTATCCATATTTTTTACCTAAAAAGAGTAATCAAACTCTTCGCAATCCGCTGCGAAAGCCTCCTCAACAGCTTTGCGAGCCCCCTCTGTGTAGTGTTTTGAATATTTTTTTTGACTTTTGTTTTTATTATTTTGATCGTGACTTAAGGGGAGGGGAGGAATACCCACGCGCTCTAAGACTTGATTAAAAGACTCGCTGAGGTTTTCGAATTTAATGAAGTGATTAATCAAGGAATAATGGTCTGCATCTTTATAGCTGATGCCTTGAGAAAAGCCTTCTTTCTCTGAATTCCACGAAGGATACTCAATAGCGTTCGCCTTGTAAGCTTTGTGTAGGTAGCTGAGCGTTTTTCGGACGTCTTTTTCTGTAAAGTTGTTTTCGGTTGCAAAGAATTGTCGTCTCCGCTCCCCAACTTCCCCGGCCGAAGGTGAATATTTGATACATTCAGGGTCGCGGCAAGCCTGAAGAGCTTCGTCGTAAAAGCATTTTTTGGTGGTGCAATTTTTGAGGAAAACTGCCAGCACCCAATCCCAAGGGTTGCGTGTAACAGCCACACTGACATAGGAATCCAGTTCTTGTACGTTAAAAAACTCAAGTTGCGAAGCTTGTTCCCTAAAATAATAAGGGGAAATGTGTTTGTTAACAATGAGCCCCTGCGGATTTTCTTCGATTTTGGCGACAAATCCTTCGTAATCTCTCGGAAGTCCAAAAGGACTAGGATCGTTCAGAAAATGCCTAAAATTTGGTTCATATTTATTTTTAATAAAAGGATCGTCGTGATAAGGCAATAGGGTTTTTTGAATGGACGATGTCCCGCAGTTTCCGACGGGGCAAAAAAAGGCTAATTTGTAACGGTGAGAAATAATCATAACTAGTTAAAGGGCTTTCATAAAAGTGTGTTCAGAGGGAGAATCATAGAGCTGAGGGGAGGCGTTTTTTTTAATAGTACGCAATAAGATTTCTATTAAAGTAATAAAGTCCTTCTCATCCTTGTAGTGATTCATATCATCAATTAATATAGAATGATCTTCAAAATCAAGGTTGCAGGCGGCAATAGCCGCCAGCTCTTTAGGGAGATAGCTGCCCATTTTTTCTCCAATATGGAGGCCCCCGGACCAATGGGCGTCTAGCCATAAAAAAAAGGGTTCTCTGATTTTTTTAAAAAGCTTGGGCAACTCTTCACAAGAGGACCCTGTAACAATTTCTACCGGGTCATCTTTAAAAGCAAACGAGGCTCGCTCAGACAACATTGGATTGAGCTCTATAGAATAAACCTTGGTAAATCCCGCCTCAAGGGCAGCTGAAACCCCGTCCCCGTTGCCTGTTCCTGTTTCTATGAATATATTTTGATTGTCTTTTTTAAACTTAACCAAATCTTGAGAAAAGGCATTGCGCCAAGCTTCCCTATTCTTCGCGACGTTTTCTCGTGTCAACTCAAATCTTATGTTATTATGAACAAACTCTCCGTGTTCGCGAGCGTAATGAAAGAGGTGTTTGGCCTCTTCGTTGCTACATTGAGCTATTTCTTTTATTTTTTCTATAACTTCTTTAGCTCCTAATGGCTCAGAGGAATTTGGAGGCTCGGATTTCATTTTTTCACATTAAAATAGACTGGATCCCATGTTTGTCCTCCAGCGAAATGGCGTACTATAGTATCTTCTTTTTTGCTTTTGACTATATTATATTTTTGGAGAGCTTGGCTGACGGGGTCGGCTGCCTCTTCAGCCAGTAACGTGGTATCCCATTCGGGCCCTCGTATTTCAACATGTTTATCCAAATCCTCTAAACTGTAACAAAGATCAGGGGAAACTGTAGAATGAAAACCGTAGTTAGGCATGTCAAAAAAGGAAACCCAACTATGAGGGAGGATTCCACTTAATGTGTACCACGCCGCCTGTTCTCGAAAGTTTTGCCAGTGATCGGTGTCTTTTAGTTTTTGATAAAGGTCTTCACTGAGAATGCGGTTGATTAGGTCGATGCTCCACTCGTTAACTGTAATGCTGTAATTACCCATACAGTGTGTATTGCCGTTATCTATAGCGTAAGAAAAGCTTTTTTCTGTCTGATAGGGCTTATCGTCTTTGACAATAACCATGTCAGCATCAAAATGAGTCACAATATCCCCCTCTTTAACGCGCCCACTTTTAATCCACTCTTGAACAATGGTAAATTTCCACCATGTTGGATTATCTCGAAGCAGCTCTAGGGGCTCCTCGTTCCCTATAACCACATACTCAAACCCGTGCTTGTCGCAATACTTTTGGTTGATAGGGCTAATATGGTTGTCAAAAATTTCTTGTTTTTCGTTTTTGTATCTAGCTATTACTAAAAAATATTTATTCATCTGTATGTATAGTCCACTATGTTTTTGATTTCTTTCGGAAAATTTTTTTTAGTTACCAATTATTTCCATTGTTGTTTTAAAAGACCCCTCTATGGAACAGTTTTTATTGAACCATTCGATGCAATTATGCGACATTTTTTGCCATTTTTCCTTGCTTGTGGCCGCTATTTTTTCCTTAACTTCGCGTGGGTGGCGCCCATATAGGTAATGAACATTTTCTTCAAGGGGATTGTGATAATCATTAAAAGCATTCCATGTAAAAATGGGCACCACTCCGTTTGCCATGTATTCTATGTCTCGTTGGCATTTCGGCCCATAACCTTCTAATGAAAGACCAAAACGAGTGCGACGAATTAATTTTAAAAATTCTAAGTTAGAATATTTGTGAGGTTGCTTTGAAAAAAGGTTTACAGAGAAATCAAAGTAGTCTACAGCTAATCTCCAGTCAAATTTAGTTCTATTAACATATTGAACAGGGTTTTCTGCTGCCCCCACAAACATAGAATGATAATCTCTTTCGTCGTAAGATAATACTCCTTCTTTTAATAGTTCCGTAACCACACGAATGTGACGCGGCCAATATATCCACGGTTTTCCTGAGGGGTGTTGAGCGTTAGCGAAGAGAGCCGCATCATGTTCGATATCCCAAGTAGGAGCAAGCGGGATGTCTTCTACCCGGTCATATTCGTGCAATAATACCGTAGGTTTTTCTTCCTGTAGCGCCCATGAAAACTTGTTCGAGGAGGGTGCTGTCTCGCAATAACCTTTTTCTTCCCAAAGGTCAGCCAGCTCTTGAAAGCTGTCGCACCATGAAACCTGTCCTTTTAAAATTTTCACGGATTGAATGGCTCTAGTCTTTCAATTTCATAAAAAACTAAATCGTCTCCTTTTTTTTCTCTTTTACTGAAGATCTCTTTTACTGATTGTTTGAATGCTTGTTGGTCGAAAGCATGATTATTGTCCCTAAAATAATGAAAATGAAAATTTATTAAAGGGTTATTCAACATTTTTAAGTCTTCGCCTTTTAAATTAATAGAATCCCATCTTGTTTGAGCGTTAGGCCCTAGAAATTTCCACCATCCAACATTGTAGTTAATGGGGAGCGTTATGGTTGTGTACAATTCTGTTGTTACTTCAAGTGGTTTTTGTTCATAGTAAAGCCCCAGTTGCTTATGCCGTAGGAATAAATCCTCCCATGTTGCTAGAAATGCAGGGTTAGAAATTAAAACAAAGCCACAGTTATAATAGCCAACTGTTTTTTCGTCTGCGAATCCATCTGAATAGTGCGGACTAACTGCTGCGTCTACTAATCCCTTGTCGATCAACTCTAAGATTTGACTCTCCATAGGATTAAAAAAGATATGGTCCACATCGCACCAAAAAATAAAATTAGAATCTTTAAAAGCTTCTTTTGCGACAGTGAACTTTGCTTTAATGATCTCAATAAAATCAGCCTGCTGTTGGGGTGACTGCGAGACATGGTCTGCGTTTTCTGTTTTTATCAACTTAAAACACTTAACATCCTTGAAATTTTCATGAAGGTAGTCATAACAAAAATCATCAACAGCCAAGTAAAATTCCACAAAGTGATGCTGTTCAATAGTTTTTTTCATTAAAAGAAAATCTTTGAGGCAGCTTTTAGTAACGGCTGATACGGTGCTTAGTTTCATGGTGATTGTTTTATTTCGTGGGAAGATTTGTAGTCAGGTTCGTATTTTCTTCTCATTTCATTAACTTCGTTGACCATTTCCTTGAGGGTGGCGGGGTCACTCGACCTTCCCGTTGGATTATGATAGTAAATGCCCACTATATTATCAATTTTTTTCATTTTAGATCCTGCTTTGGCGGCTTTGAGCCATAAATCGGCATCTGAGGCTGTTTTATATTCTTCATTAAAATAACCAAAGCGATCATGGATAGTTCTACGCCACATAGGCATACAGTGCGGATTGTTATTTCTCAGAAGGTCTGTCCAATCGTGGGTTTCGTTGCAAATATACAACTCCTTAGATTGAAGAACACTCCAATCTTCGTTAGGGGTGGTACTAACAATAGTATCTCCGTAAACCAAATCAATATCAGGGTTTAAAACCAAAGAATCTCTCATGACCTCCAAAGACCATGGTGATTTCCTGTCATCAATATTCCAATTGGTTAATAAATCGCTCTTTGTATGCGTGATGCAAACGTTCCATGCGGGATAGAGCCCCGGGTCTTTTTCTAGCCTTAGGTAGGTGATATTGGGATATTTGGCATAGCTAGTTATCACTTCCGCTTCATTATCAGGGGAAGCGCAATCCAACATAAAAAAATTCACCTCTTTAAAAATGGTTTGGCACAGCATGTCTTCCATATACCCTTCAACAAACTCCCCTCCCTTAAATATTGGGCAGTAGCAAGTTACGCTAGGATATTTGCTTGACATATTGAATATTTTAAGCTAAAATGATTCTATGATTAGAGTACTAGAAAATCAAGACAAAAAACTCTATTACGTCTCTAGCAGTGACTGGGAGTCGGTTGTGTTAGCAAAAGATGCGATTGAGGCTGCCGGGGAAGCTTTTGAGGAAGCTTTTGACGTATTTGGAGATAATTTAAATCTAAGTTCCTGCGTGAAGGTAATTAATTGTTCTGGGCTACAACAGAAACACCTAATAGAAACAGATCAAGTAGAATTCGACATGTTTTATGTTCCCTCCGTATTGGCAGACATAGGAAAACATAAGCTTTCTAAACAATTAGACGAAATAATTCAAAAAATGGAAAAAAAAGCTTGACATGAGGTAAATCCTGTATTATATTAATAACTATGGAAGTTTACATTAAGCAGAATCCGGAAGAGCCTTCGATTAAACGGCCCGAATACGAGGGGGACGCTGGATATGATCTATTCGCACGAGAAAACCCTAAGGTATCAGGTGAACCTATAGGCAAAAACCAAACGTTACAGGCAACTTATAAGAGTATCGATTACATAGAGTATGACACCAAATTAACCGTTGCCCCTATAGATGACATCTCATTTTATTCGATGGTTTACCCGAGAAGCAGCGTTTCAAAATACAACTTAGCCCTAGCTAATTCAGTTGGAATTGTTGACTCTGGCTTTAGAGATACTATCAAGGTAAGATTTAGGTATATCATGCAACCTGACGACCTTATTCTAAAAGACGGGAAGATTCAAGGAATGAAAATTAATATCAAGAAAATTTATCAAAAAGGAGATAAAATAGCCCAGCTAATCTGGTGCATGCACAACCATCCGTTCTTGAATTTCTCTGACACCGTCCCCCCCTCTCAAAGAGCCTTGGGAGGATTTGGAAGCACCGGGAGATAATGCTTTGTTCTCATCAATTAATCGGGATTATCGGTTTTGCGCGTACCGGAAAGGATGCCATGGCCTCTATTCTCAGTGAACTTATGCAAGAAAAAGGCGACCTATGTAAAATAACGTCTTTTGCGTACTACCTTAAAAAAGATGTGGACTCTTTTCTACAATCGCGCCTTAACATTAGCGCGTTTACAGAAGACCCAAAAGAAAAAGAGATTATTCGCCCCCTCTTAGTATGTTGGGGAACCCAAATAATCCGAAATAAAATAGATAGTGAGTATTGGATCCGAAAAATGCACAACGTGCGCGTTATACATAGGTCCCAAGGGATAAAAACCATCATACCTGACGTCAGATTCGAAAACGAAGTAAAATGGATTCACTCCCTAGGGGGTGCAACCATCTACATAGAAAGAGAGGGTGTGGGACCCATAAACGATGACGAGGAAAAACACACAAAAAAATTAAAAAAAATGTGTAAATTTTCTTTTTTTTGGGATAATCTACAGGACTTTGATCACACTGGGCCCGAGGAAGTTAAAAAATTTTTAAATGATACACAAGCAAACAGACGTAGAACTAACTGCTAACCTAAAAAACGACATTGAAGCGGAGGCTTCCCTTCAAGAGTTGGTCGATAGACATTCTGGAATTTTTTTAAACATTGTTAACAATTATGTCCCTAATAATTCCCCTACATGTCACAAGCAAGATATTATCGACGAAATACAATACTACATCTATAATGCGGGCCTTAAATATGACGAAAACAGAGGTGCTAAATTTAGTACCTTTCTGGGGAATGAAGCAAAATGGCTATGCTTAAACCAGCACCATAAAAACAAAAAATATCTATTAGCAGCGTCCCCCCAAAGTGAATTTGCATTTGAAAATACTGCTCCCGAGGAAAAAGGAGAATACAACCCCTATATCAGCGAATCTCTTTTGTGTAAAATTTTTGAGATCATTGAAAAACACCCAGACGAGAGAGTACGGCGTATTTTTAAAATAAGATATGTGGACCCCGAATTCAACAAACTTACCCCGTGGCAAAAAGTTGGAAAAGAATTAAAAATGAGCATTCAAGGGTGTATCAACATCCATAACTCTGCAATAAAAATTATCAGAAAAACCTTAAAAGAAAATGAACTTGATAGCCGATATTCCTATTAATAACCTCTCTTTTGGAAACGTTGGCGTAAATATCTTACGGGAACTTTTTAAGCGCAAAATAAAAGTTAGCCTTTTTCCTCGAGGTGACCAACGTGATTTAAGCGCCTTTAATAAACTTCCAGAAGACTTTAAAAAATGGATAGAACAATGTAGTGAATATAAACTTCACAACCTAGACAAAGACACTCCCACTCTCACCCTTTGGCATCTTAATGGGGCGCACAGAAGAATATCGGCCAAGCAATTTTTGTTAACTTTTTATGAGCTTGAAACCCCAACTTTTATAGAAAAGAATATAGTTAATTTTCAAGATCACACTTTTTTAACCACCCCCGTAGCAGTTAATTCTTTCAAACAAATAGGATGTGAGAATGTATCCTTTCTTCCTATTGGCTTTGATCCCGATTTTGTCACCCATCAAAACGACAAAAAAAGCGTAGAGGACAAAATACACTTTGTGCTGATGGGTAAATATGAAAAGCGCAAACACACAAAAGAAATCGTCCAAACATGGCTAAAAAAATATGGTAACGACAATAGATACCTCCTAACGTGCTGTATCACCAACCCATTCCTCAAAGGAGAGCAAATGACAGCCCTTCTAACCCAGCTGGTAGACGGAAAACAATACAGCAACATCAATTTTCTCCCTCACCTTAAAACAAACACCGAAGTCAACCACCTCTTAAACTCCGCCGATATTGACTTAACTGGCTTAAGCGGAGCTGAAGGGTGGAACCTGCCATCCTTCAATGCGACAGCCTTAGGAAAATGGTCTATCGTCTCTAATCATACCGGCCACCAATCATGGGCAACCGACCAAAACTCCATCCTGTTACCAGTAGATAAAAAAGAAGATATTTATGATAGCCTGTTTTTTTATAAAGGAGCGCCGTTTAACCAAGGGTCTATGTATTCTTTCGACGAGAACCAAGTGGTATCTGCTATGGAAAAAGCTGTAGAACTAAGCTCTACTAAAAACACAGAAGGCTTAAAACTCCAAAAAGAATTTACCTACGAACGAACTGTAGATGAAATATTAAAAGTAATTAGTGTTAAAAAAGACAATACCGGGGGGTATTTGTCGGTTGACAATAATAAATAAAATGGCAAAAATAAAACAAGGTAAAATTATAGCTGTTAACAATAAAGGCAAAAAATTTGGCGCTAACGATCAGTATTACGCCATATGGGTTGAAGACAGCAACAAAAAAGAGCGGTGCCTCTTATTTACAGAACATCAACTCACAATAGCCAAAGAAAGAGCGAACAAAAACCCAGAAGATATTCCTAAGAAAGGATTTTGGGCCAACCTGTTTGATTGATGTACGAATATCACGCCGAAGTTTTACGAGTGGTGGACGGCGATACCGTTGATGTGCTTATTGATGTAGGGTTTAGCACTTTTAAAAAAGAAAGAGTCCGTCTTCATGGTATAAACACCCCAGAATGTCGTACTCGGGACTTAGAAGAAAAGAAAAAAGGACTAGCTGCTAAAGATCGCCTAGAGACCTTAATTGATGCTTGCGACAATAAATGTATAATCAAAACAGAATTAGATAAAAAAGGAAAATATGGCCGCATCCTCGGTATTATACATAGCCCCAACAAAAAGAAAAATTTCAACAAAATGCTAGTTTCAGAAGGGCATGCGGTAGAATACTTTGGTGGTAAGAGATGACCCACTGGGACATGATGACCCAATGAGTGCGCCCAACATAAAAAATTGTCGCGCCCTTTTGTCCCAAACATACCAAAAACCCCAGTAAATAAGTGTTTTTAAAGTTGGCATAGGATCTGCTTATATAAAGCATATATGATAAATACAAGAAGTAATTTTGGCCTCGTAAAATGGCTGGAAGATTTAACGACAGATATTATGGATACAGAGTTTTACCCACACGTGTGGAGTCATTGCGATAGCCGCAGCGCCCACCTATCAAAAGAAGACGACAAGTACCTCTTAGAAGTACATGTGCCGGGCCACAATAAGAAAAGCCTCGAAATCAAAATCTTAGACGGTGTTATGAGAGTGTTGTCTAAAAAGGACGACAAAAAAGAACTATGTCAAACCACCCTTGATAAAAGCGTGGATGTAGACAAAATAAAAGCCCGAACCGAAGACGGCATTCTTTACATAACACTGCCTAGAAGCAAGAAATCCTCTGGAAAAGTCGTAGAGGTTGTGTAATATATTACACAATGCCTAGCAGGGATTGCGCACTCTGCTGGGCGTTTCAATATGTTCTATAACTTTATACACGAGACCACGGGAGAAACCAAAGAAGTAGAAATGCCCATGGCCGACTATAAACCCTACAAAGGTGAAAATGGAGAAGATGAGGCATGGCGGCGCGTTTATGATACCCCACAAGTCAACATAGGAAACTATGTCGCCAAAAAGGTGGACGCATGGGACAATAAGCAATTTGTAGAGCGCACGGGCAAAATGAAGGGCACCGTGGGGGACCTTCATGATTATTCGGCCCAGCTAAGCGAACAAAGAGCGAAAGAGTCTATTACGGGCGAAGATCCAGTAAAGCGCAAACATTTCGATAAATATAAAAAAGCCACAGGAAAAAAACACGTAGCTGACCAGCCTAAAGTAATTGAAACAAAAAATGTAAAGATAGAACTTTAAGTTACACTTGAAGTATTACTTCTAGCTTCCCCTAGCTCATTAAAAACAACTACATAATAATTTCCTGTAGCAGAAGTAGTGTAAGTACGCTGGTTGCTCCCTATAGCTGCTAATGGCTCTAAAGAGTACCACTGATATTTAAACCCATCAGCATTGTAAACACTGGTATCAGTGGAAGTTCTCCCTGTAGCCTGTACCGACAAAGTAACAGGGTTGCTGGCGGCACTTACAGGCTGATTGACAATCAAAGGGGGTGTTGATATTTTAAGACCGCTAACATCCGACATCGAAAAACCAAAAGACGCCGTGATTGATGCGTTGTCCCCTAGGGTGTCATTTAATCCTTGGCTATCCAACTGGGCGTTTTCCACCACCATCTGCAATCCGGTTTGCCCACTGCAGTTATCTTTAATGTTAAACGTAAAGTTATAATTATGCTCCCCCGATATAAATTCATTTAAATTACCGCTTGTAAACTCTGTTGCCAACGCAGAAAAACTTAAAGTACCTAAAATAGGTAAAATAGCACGCTTACCATAGGGGTACATGGACCCAAGCCCATACAGATCGGTCCTATCAATACTAAAACCTACATCCATCGACTCAATAGTCGCGCTTCGAACTGGGGAAGAGCCCGTAAACTCTATTCCCGGTTCTTTCACATCGGCTAAAATTAATTCTATGTCTCCCGCAGCAAAAGCCGCATGAATGTTTCCGTCTCGATTTGTTGTATTTTGAAAAACAGAAGGGGTAATTTTATATTTTTTATTTAATACGGGTTCGCCGGGACCTGTTTTAGTTGTGTCGATAGCAGGGATAGTCTCCCCGTTGGTGGCATCATTATACTGATTCATCACAACATTATAAGCGCTTAAACGTGTCGTTACCGCAAGAGGGGATCCGACTCCAGCAGACAAAGAATAAGAATCTAAAAAAACATTACCCAAAGCCATAACATTAAATTTATTTTTAAAAAGTGAATTGATATTAGGCTCTTGGTTATCACCCGTTCCCATTAATAGGTAATAGTTTCTGTCTTGGTTTTCTTTTTTTACATATTTTAATGCCGTTTTTTGGCGACCATCTACATTAAGCCCCATTATTGCCTCATTTGTGCCATTAGAATAAAAATAATCAATATCTAAGCCAATATCAGCATTTTTCACTTGAACCTGACCAACATAATCAGGACTCCCCACCTGCTTAAAGCGCTCTCGAGCAAAAGCAAAATCAATAGAAGCTGACTGCACCCTTTTTAGCCCTGTCAGATTATTAGTGTTATCTGAATTGCCGGGTGACTGCGAAACAGCGATTGCACTTTGGCCATAGGTTATTCTGTTAGTTGCCATTTTTTATTCTCCGAATCTACTTTTAAAGCTGTTGTAGTTTTGTTGGATTTCTGCGTAAGTTAGGTTTCGATTATAAACACGAACGCTCGCTAGTGCAGCATTCAGATAATTTGAAGCCCAAACACTATAACCTATCCTACAGACTGGGGTCGTAGACAAATGTCCAGTC